ATTTTTTAATTAGAATAGGCTAAACCACCCATACCAGATAATATTCTTAAAACATTATAATTAACTGCAAATATATTTATTAAACCAGATTTTTCAGTCGCAATTTGTAAATGAGAACTATCAATTCTAGACATATTTAAAGTTCCGGATGGTTGATGTTCTTCGGGTTTTAACGCAAAAGAGTATAAATTAATACCTTTTTTATAATTACCTGGAGTATTTTCATGATGTTGATAAGGTTGAACAATAGAAAAGTATTCTCCTTCTCTTTCACTAAATCTTTCATTACCATTTAATTGTAATTTTACAGATTTTACAGGATTTTCACAATTGTAATTAGCAGGTTCATGTGCTGCACTAATTGAATCAAAGTGATTATATTCATTATATTCATTATTAGAATAATTATTCCAATATGGTTTGCTAGCAGTTGCAGTTAATCTATAAGGGGGATCAGAGTCTGCTTGTACAGATCCTGATGGAGCAGCATCTGGTTTTACAACCCAAACAATTTCTTTGCAAGGATGATTGAAATTTAATTTAACACTTTTTAAGGATGTTTGACCACCAGATGTAACACCCGATGTTATTCTTTCTGCACCAGTAAATTGTAATTGTTCTATTAAATATTCATGTGATAACTGTGCAAATCTTCTTCTTTCATCAGTATCTAAGAAAATATAATCAACCCATAATTCAGAATCTTCTAATTCTATAGATTTAGAAGTATGATTAGAGTTATTATTAGTTTCTCTTACATCGCCATCATAAGAAAAGTTTCCAGGTGTTGTATCAACCATTTCACTTAATTGCGCATATTCAATATTAATCTTAACTTCGTGATATTGTAAAGCAATTAAAGGTAGTGCTAGACCAACATTTCTGCAAAACCAAAATTCTAAAGGTACATAAATTACATATTCTTCACCCGCTTTTAATAATATAGAACTATTGCGTTTATTGCCACCAACCATTTTATCGTAACCATCTTTTTTACCAACAGACATACTTAATTCATTCCAAATATACATCCATTCCGAATAATGTTTGTCAATGCGTTGTCCACCAATTTCTAATTCTATATTTTTTAATAATCTTAAACCAAAATATGGTACTAAGGCACACGAATTAGATGCATGTTTATTTGTTATTTTTCCTTTAAAATATATTCTATTTATTAAATCCCCATTTCTAGTAATTAAAACACTTACTCTAGAACCAATGCTGGAAGTTCCATTAAAAGTTTGTTCAATAGATTCAATAGCAAAATTAGTATGACGTCTATAAACAACTTTGAAAAATGTAATTTGAGGATTACCAGTTAGATAAACATCTTGAGCACCATACGCTACTAATTGTAATAGACCACCAGCCATATTATATCTTTATACTATATTAGGAGAAAAAAAATAGTCTTATATGAATTTTTATAATTTAATTACTGTATGCAATACCACCCATACCAGATAATATTCTTAATACATTATAATTTACTGCATATATTGCAAAAACACTATTGCTATTATATTTTGTAGAATCATAATCAAGAGAAATAAATGATGTATCGATTCTAGACATATTTAAAGTTCCAGATGGTTGATGTTCTTCCGGTTTTAATGCAAACGAATACACATTTATACCTGTATTGTTTGGTATATTTTCATGATGTTGGAATGGTTGAATCATATTAAAATACATGCCGTCCCTTTGTGTGAATCTATCATTACCATTCAATAATAATTTAGCACCTTTTACAGGATTTGCTGTTTTACTATTAGGACCTAAAAGTTTTTTGACATCATCATAATCTGCAATATCCAATACATTTACTATTTTATTATCTGATGTATAATTAAACCAATTTTCGTTAGGTCTATCTGTTTTATTATTTGTTACTGTCCATATTAATTCTTTAACAGGATGATTGAAATTAAGTCTTACTTTATTACTTAAAGATTCAAAACCAGTAAATTGTAATTGTTCTATTAAATATTCATGTGATGTTTGTGCAAATTTTCTTCTTTCATCAGTATCTAAATAAACATAATCTACCCATAAATGAGCAGATAAGTCCATTGAACTTGGTAATGCATTACCATCGCCATTTGTACATTTTTTAGCATCTTCAAATTGAATATTAATCTTAACTTCATGATATTGTAAAGCAATTAAAGGTAATGCCAAACCAACATTTCTACAAAACCAGAATTCTAAAGGTACATATAGTGTATCTAATTCATTTTTTGATGATAAGGTTGTAAATGTTAAACCACTTATTGTAATTTCTTGAACAACTTCTGGAGTACCCGAATTATCTTTTAGGTCTGTTTCGCCTTGTTTTAAATTTGATTTAAATTCAGATAAATCCAAGGTAAATCCTGTATCAGTTGTTTTATATCCTGCCCCGTTTTTATGAATTGAAGTAGTAGTATTGCCATTAACATCAACAAGTACTTTTAATTGTAAACCAAAACCACTACCACCTTTTACTAATGGATAATAAGCATCGGGACTACCAGTAATACCGGTCTGTTTTAATGTTGAAAATTGAGTTACGCTAAGAACAGGTGTACCTGCACTACTGGCAGTTGAATCTCCTTTGCTACCAGGACCACCAACCATTTTGAAATATCCTTCTTTTTTTGAAACTGGAAGTGATAATTCATTCCAGATATACATCCAATCAGAATAATGTTTATCCATTTTTTGACCACCAATTTCAACTTCAGCATGTTTTACAACGCGTAAACCAAAATATGGACATAAATTATTAGCAGACGATTTTATAACTAAATAAGCTCTTGATATTAAATCACCATTTCTAGCAATTGTACTTGTTACTCTACTACCGTATCCAACAGTACCGTTGAAAGTTTGTTGTATTGATTCTAAAGCAAAATTTGTATGTCTTCTATATACAACTTTAAAGAATGTTATTTGTGGATTACCAGTTAGATAAACATCTTGAGCACCATAAGCAACTAATTGTAATAAACCACCGCCCATATATTATATGTATCTTATACTATAATAATAGAAAAAAAATCCGAAAAAATATCTAGTTCGAGTAAGCAATGCCACCCATACCAGATAATATTCTTAATACGTTGTAATTAACAGCGAATATAGATATTTGTTTATTGGCAGTAACACCACCATCATATTGTAAATCTAATACAGCAGTGTCTATGCGAGACATATTCAAACTTCCAGATGGTTGATGTTCTTCTGGTTTTAATGCAAAAGAATATACATTGATACCTACATTGTTGGGAACATTTTCATGATGTTGGAAAGGTTGAACTAAACTAAAATATCTGCCATCTCTAGAATAGAATCTGTCATTTCCATTTAATATTAATTTACCTTGAGTTACAGCATTGGATTTTTGTCCAGATGGACCTATAACTCCAGAAAATTTAGAATAAGTATTATCGGAAGTACCTATAGCATCGGGATCATTAGTAAAGTTGAACCAATTTCTATTATTTTGATTGACTGCAGTGGCTGTTGTAGCGGTATTTGCAGGTTCGTGTACAACCCATACTAATTCTTTTACAGGATGATTGAAATTTAATTTAATTTTATTAGAAGCAGATTCGCGACCAGTGAATTGTAATTGTTCAATTAAATATTCATGGGAAGATTGAGCGAATTTTCTTCTTTCATCAGTATCTAAATAGATATAATCTACCCATAAAGAGGCAGATAAAGTACCTACTGAACCAGCCGATGATTCACTACTATTAGAACCGAGCACGCCAGCTTCCTCAAATTGAATATTTACTTTAACTTCATGGTATTGTAAACCAATTAAAGGTAAAGCTAAACCAATATTTCTGCAGAACCAGAATTCTAATGGTACATATAATGATTTAGGTCTTAAATCACCACCGGCACCACCAACCATTTCAAAATAACCTTCTTTTTTACCAACTGGCATACTTAATTCATTCCAGATATACATCCAGTCGGCATAATGTTTATCTATTCTTTGACCACCAATTTCTACTTCAGCATGTTTTATAGCTCTTAAACCGAAATAAGGACATAATTGCACGGCACTAGAATCAGATACACCTAAAACTAAATAAGCTCTAGATATTAAATCACCATTTCTAGAAATAGTAGCAGTTACTCTTTGACCGTAACCTACAGAACCGTTAAAAGTTTGTTGTATAGATTCTAAAGCAAAGTTAGTGTGTCTTCTGTACACTACTTTGAAGAAGGTAATTTGAGGATTACCAGTTAAATAAACATCTTGAGCACCATAAGCAACTAATTGTAAAAGACCACCTCCCATAATTATTAATTATCTAATTTAATATAAGAAAAAAAATTTGAAAATAAATTTAGTTGGAATAAGCTATACCTCCCATTCCAGATAAAATTCTTAATACATTATAATTTACCGCAAATATTGATACTTGTTTTTCAGAAGCATTATTGAGGGCTTTATAACCATCGGTATATTGTAAATCTAATACTGCTGTATCAATTCTAGACATATTTAAACTTCCAGATGGTTGATGTTCTTCGGGTTTTAATGCAAACGAATATACATTAATGCCTGCATTATTTGGTACATTTTCGTGATGTTGGAATGGTTGAACTATATTAAAATATCTACCATCTCTCGCATAAAATCTATCGTTTCCATTTAATATTAATTTAGCTTGTTTTACAGGATTGGTTTCTTGTCCAGGACCCATCATAGATTTATAATTAGAATATGGGAAATCAAAAACTGCAGTTTTTGATTCATCTTGCTCGTCTGTTCCCGCTTTACTGTTTATTGCATTTCTAACAAGAGAAGATGCAGTAGTTACATTGGTTGTATAATTGAACCAATCTTGTGCAACTAAGGCAGTATCATGAACAACCCATATTAATTCTTTTACAGGATGATTGAAATTTAATTTGATTTTGTTAGAAGCGGATTCGCGACCAGTGAATTGTAATTGTTCAATTAAATATTCGTGGGAAGATTGAGCGAATTTTCTTCTTTCATCAGTATCTAAATAGATATAATCTACCCATAATGCAGCCGATAAACTAGATAAGGGAGTCACCCCTTCTTGTACAACTAATCCAGGTTCTTCAAATTGAATATTAATTTTCACTTCATGATATTGTAAACCAATTAAAGGTAATGCTAAACCAATATTTCTACAGAACCAGAATTCTAAAGGTACATATAATGATTTATCAACTAATTCATCGCCACCTTTGCCACCAATCATATTATAATAACCTTCTTTTTTCGCTACAGGCATACTTAATTCATTCCAGATATACATCCAGTCGGCATAATGTTTATCTATTCTTTGACCACCAATTTCTACTTCAGCATATTTGATGACTTTTAATCCAAAATAAGGTACTAATTTAGTAGATTTTGTTTTAATAACTAAATAAGCTCTAGATATTAAATCACCATTTCTAGAAATAGTAGCAGTTACTCTCTGACCATAACCTACAGAACCATTAAAAGTTTGTTGTATAGATTCTAAAGCAAAGTTAGTGTGTCTTCTGTATACTACTTTGAAGAAGGTAATTTGAGGATTACCTGTTAAATAAACATCTTGGGCACCATAAGCAACTAATTGTAAAAGACCGCCTCCCATTATAATTTCTCTTTATACTTATAAATAAGAAAAAAAAAGTATATTAAATTACAAAATTAATTAGAGTAAGCCAAACCACCCATGCCAGATAATATTCTTAATACATTATAGTTAACAGCATAAATTAATACAGTACCTTTTTTCTTTTCAGTATCATTTATTTTAAGATGTAAATGAGCGCTATCAATTCTAGACATATTTAGAGTTCCCGATGGTTGGTGTTCTTCGGGTTTTAATGCAAAAGAATATACATTTATACCGCCGTTTTTAGGTATATTAGTATGATGTTGATATGGTTGTACTAAATCAAAATATCTACCTTCTCTGTTAGCAATTCTATCGTTTCCATTTAATTTAATTGAACCTTGTACAAAAGAATTTTTACCATGTTCATTTATTTCATCTTCAATACTATAATTATTCCAATTTACAAGAGAATTATTTGAATCACTATAATTTTGAACCCATTTAGAAACCCATACTAATTCTTTAACAGGATGATTGAAATTTAATCTTATTTGTTGATTATATTGTTCTTCTCCAGTAAATTGTAATTGTTCAATTAAATATTCATGAGATAATTGGGCAAATTTTCTTCTTTCATCAGTATCTAAAAATATATAATCAACATAAATATTACATATTAATTGACCAATTTTATCTTTTGCAGTGGAAGTTAATTCAGTATCTGCTTTAATAGTGGCATCAGATTCATACATTAATGCAATTTCTTCTTTTTCAGAAAATTCTATTTTAAATTTAACTTCGTGATATTGTAGAGCAATTAAAGGTAAAGCTAAACCAATATTTCTGCAAAACCAAAATTCTAGTGGGATATATAATTTAGTAGATTTAGTTTCTTCTACTTCTGATAATTCATCGCCACTTGCACCAACCATTTTATCATAACCATATCTTTTACCAATTGGAAGGGATAATTCATTCCAAATAAACATCCAATCCGAGTAGTGTTTATCTATTTGTTGTCCTCCAATTTCAACAACAACATTTTTAAGTAATTTTAGACCTAAATAATTAACATATCTAACATGATCCGCACCAGTTGCAGCCCCTAAACCTTTAACATCAATTTCAACATAAACTCTATTTATTAAGTCGCCATTGCGAGATACAGTACAGTTAATAGTATTACCAAATTCTGTTTGACCATTGTATGTTTGTTGAATAGATTCAATAGCAAAATTTGTATGTCTTCTATAAACAACTTTAAAAAATGTTATTTGTGGATTACCAGTTAGATAAACATCTTGAGCACCATAAGCAACTAATTGTAAAAGACCACCGCCCATATATTATATATATCTTATACTAATAGATTAGAAAATAATTTACATATAAAAACATCGCTA